CCGGATTATGAAGAAGGCGAAACTGATCGCTGATCGGATGATCCGGGAGCAGAAGCTGGACGTGCTGTGGGTCGGAGATATCCACGACGAGTGGCAGTGTGACGTGCTTACTGAGCATGTTGAGGCGCTCAAAGCAATCTGCGTGATCGCTTTCAAACAGGCTGGGGAGTATTTCAACTACAATCTGCCAATCGATTGCGATGCAAAGGTAGGTTTCACATGGGCAGAGACGCACTGATAGCCGAGCTTGACAATTGGATTAATTCTGTCGAACCAAATCTAGTTATAGGCGATGACGACAGTATCTATCTGACGGACTGGCAAGAGGGGTATCTTTCGGCCTTGAAAGAGTTTCGAGGCAAGTTGTTAGGAGCAGACTGATGACCCTTACCCTGAAAGGCAAGGCATGGCAACTGTACTGTGACGAGACGAAAGGAGACATGCACGTAGCTGATTTCTGGGAAGAACTTCCTGCTAGGGTTCAGAACGTGTATATCCAGCTTGCCAAGGACCGCTGCGAACACCTTGAACGTAGGCCCTTCTATGAAGACGATGTTCTTATGGGCAGCATCTACTGGGGTCAGCAATGCACCTTTTGTGGGGATATCGATCATGGCCTTTGATGGTGACTACGAAGCATGGGAGACGATAAAGTACACTCACGGTGTCACCCGTGGCGGAATAATCTACCCATACAAATCGGATCGTCCCGAAACGCCGCTACAGACAAGGGCAATCAACTATCTGTGCAGCGAGTGGGACTACGCCTACGAAAAGGAGAAACCACGGTGAGCATGTTTGAACGCTTCTGCCATTGGTGCGGCTATAACTGGCCCTCCTTTGTCGGACCTCGTTGTCCTCGTTGCGGAAGGACTTGACATGTCGTTGTTGGTTGATGAGGATGTTGCCCGAGAGGCAATTGCAGTTGCGTATCGAAATGGCCATCAGGCAGCTATCTTGAATGGTCTTGGCTACGAAGGTATCACCGACAGTCAGGCTATCGATCTTGCTCTGACTAAGATGCGAAGGAACCGATCCGATGTTGAGCCGCCTAAGGGAAGCGGGATTGACGTTTGCTCAGATCAGCACAACGCAAGCCTTCCAACGAGCCGATGATCTGTGGCCCTTCGAGAGTTGGGATCACAAGGAATGGGAGCGAGTATGTAAGCTCGCGAAAAAAGAGTTGACAAAGACACGATAACATGTTATACTACTGGTATAGATGAAAGGACATTTGTATAATGCCCAAGCCTAAAGAAACAGTTTTCATTACGCTTCGTGGGAAGCTGAACTACGCCAAGGTTCTTGGCAAGCCCGTGGACAACTACGAGAAGGACGGTAAGGAATGGCGTTTCGACTTCATCCCGTTGGATGAACAAGAGGCACGTGCCCGTCTCAAGAAGGTCGGTATCGCAGACCGGCTCAAGCAGAAGGAAGATTACCTTGAGGGTACGCCTTTTCTGAGCCTGCGTCAGAAGGCCACCAAGAAGAATGGTGACCCGAACGATCCGATCAGCGTGGTTGATGTCACAGGCCAGCCGTGGCCCGATAACAAGCTGCTTGGTAACGAAACTGTTGCCGATGTCAAGCTGCGAGTTGCCGACTACGGCAAGGGCTTCAAGCGTGGCGTCTATGTGAACGGTCTGCGCATCCTCGATCTGGTGCCGTACAATCGGCCCGTGTTCGATGAGATGGACGAAGACGATCCGTACAATCCGAAGAACCAGCAGCAGGCTGTTGTGGACGAGGAGGACGAGGCGGAAGTCGAGACCGAAGACGAAGAGGACGATGAGGTTCCCTTCGACTAATACTCTCTCCCCTCTACTGTCTGTATCTTGACGGGTATGTCCGATGCGGCAGTTAAAAGGCTGGATAAGGTATCGCAAAAGGTCGAGGGCCAGCCACACAAAGGAACACACCATGTTCAAAGACATTGAAGTTACGGAAGCCAAGCGGACTGTCTATTTCAAGGACGGCGCTCGGGCCACGTTTAATCACGTGACTTCCTTCAACGCCAGCGGTAGCTACCTGCGACTGACTAGCGACGAGGGCTATATCATCCTGAACTCGGCCAATATTAATTACATGATCGTGCCGACCGAGGCTCGCGTAGCCTAATCGGAGAGACTACGATATGAAATCCATCGATACGCTGATCGAGGACATCCATTCGCTGCTCGATCCACAGACGGATCATATCGCGAGTGAAGAGAACCTTGAGGCTGCTGGAGAGGCGTTTAAAAGCGCCCTCCGGGATGCCTTGAAGAAGTACGAAAAGAAAGGCGATCTCCGTTTTTCCGGACTGGGGAAACAGGACCGCCAACTGTGGTATGACAAACACGCTGATCCAGATGAAGCCGAAGAGATGACCCCTGAGACTTACATCAAGTTTCTATACGGCCATCTTCTTGAAGCCATGCTGATCTTTCTCATCAAGGAAGCTGGACATGAAGTCACCTGCGAGCAAGAAGAAGTCGAGGTGGAAGGTGTTAAAGGCCACATGGACCTTGTGGTTGACGGTTACGTTGTGGACATCAAGTCAGCCTCTCCGTATGGGTTCAAGAAGTTCGAGGATGGTGAACTCCAGCCTGCGGATGACGCCTTCGGTTACATCCGTCAGCTATCTGGATACGCCGCTGTCAAAGAACTTCCAGCTGCCTTCCTTGCAATCGAGAAAGTAAGTGGAAAACTCGCGCTTAGCAAACTATCTGAATACGCGATCAGAGGTCATCCCCCTGCTCCTCGCATTGTACATCTTAAAGCCGCTCTTGATCGAGCAGATGAACCGCCCGCGCGTTGTTACGATCCTGTCCCCGACGGAAAGAGCGGCAATGAGAAACTCAGCACCCCTTGTGGGTACTGCAAGTGGAAGTGGAAATGTCACCCCGGTCTGCGAGGGTTTGCATACAGTGGTGGTCCGCGCTTCTTGACAAAAGTGGAACGTGTACCAGACGTTCCGGAGTTTAAGTTCGATGGTCGTAAAAAGAAAGACACCTAAGTTCAAGAGCAAGTTTGAAGCCCGCATCTACGGAGAGGCCACCGAGCGAGGTGATGCCCTAGAGTATGAGCCTGCGGACCTTAAGTTGCCATACGTGATCCAGTCTGTGTACCTGCCGGACTTCCGGCTGCCTAACGGGATCATTGTCGAAACTAAGGGAGCTTTCATGTATGAGGATCGTCGAAAGATGCTCCTCGTCAAGCAAGCTCACCCTGAACTAGATATCCGCATGGTATTCCAGCGGTCAGAAAATCCACTCCGCAAAGGCGCGAAGATGACCTACGCCGGATGGGCCGAAGCAAACGGCTTCCAATGGGCAGAAGGCAAAATCCCCGAAGAGTGGTTCAAGGAAAAGAAGTAAGATGGCGGATAAAGTTGAACCAAAAATTCTCATTCTTGACATCGAGTGGAAACCTACCAAGGCATATGTGTGGCGAGCATGGGATGAGAACATCGGTCCTGACCAGATCATCGAACACGGCGGACTGCTGTGCATCGGCGTGATGTGGCTCAAGGACAACGAGGTGACCCTGTACTCGGAATGGGAACACGGTCACGACACTATGGTCAAGCGTGCCCACGAATGGATCAGCGAGGCTGATGCGATTGTGACGTACAACGGTGACAAGTACGACCTGCCGAAGCTACAGGGCGAGTTCCTGTTGGCTGGGCTGGCTCCGCCTCCGCCTCCGACAAGCATCGATGTCCTTAAGGCTGTGAAGAAGCTCGGGTTCTTTATGAACCGGCTTGGCTTCATCGGTCCGTTCCTCGGTGTTGGAGGTAAGGTCGAACACGAAGGTATCAAGCTGTGGCAGAAGGTTGAAGCCGGAGACGTTGATGCTCAGAGCCGTATGGCCAAATACTGTAAGCAGGACGTTGCCATGCTCAAGAAGCTGTACCTTAAGGTGCTGCCGTACATCAAGAACCATCCCTTCCTCGGTGAACGAGGGCGAGGTGAATGCGGAAATTGTGGCGGACAGCATCTCCAGAGCCGTGGCTTCCGTCGGACCAAGGCTTTTAAAATCCAGCGGCTCCAGTGCCAGACTTGCGGGTCGTGGCAGGACGGGACGCGAACGAAGGTTGTGTAAGATTATGTTTGACCCAGTTCTGCCTGATGAAATCAAGCGGATGCTGATCGACCGTTTCGAGGGGTATGAGATCGTGGAATTTCTCGACCTCTCGGCGGACGAAGTGGTTGACGCCTTTGCGGAAATCATTATGGACCGTCTCGGCGAAGTGAAAGCCGAGCTTGGTCTGGAAACGGATGAGACGGATGGCACAGACTATAACTGATTGCTCACTCCCACAGGACGACGAAAGTCGGAAGGAAATCCCGATGGCTGACGGCCTGCTGGACTACTTCCCGAATGCACTTGCAGAGATCGCCCGTCACAGTAAACTGGCTGGCGACAAACACCACCCCGGTGAGCCTCTCCATTGGGAGCGTGGCAAATCAACGGACCATCGTAACAAAATCCTCAAGCATCTTGTGGACAGCGGTAAGCGAGACCCGGAGGGCCATCGACATTCGACGGCTCTGGCTTGGCGAAGCCTAGCGCTGTTGCAGGAAGAGATTGAAAGAGACGAGGGCTATCCTGCTCCTCGGAATGCGAAGGATGCAGCTAATGTTTGATGCACTTCGTCTGGCGAATTTCATTCGCGCAAAAGAGTGGAATGGCGACATTCCTCTCGACGCTTCATACAAGGCAACCGAACTTGGCGGTGAAGTTGGCGAAGCACTGAACGTTGTCAAGAAGCTCGAACGTGAACGTCTAGGTGTACGTGGCAGCCGAGATACTGTGGAACATCTGGCGGAAGAACTGGCAGATATCATTATCTGTGTTGATCTGTTGGCCATGCACTATCGTATCGATCTTGGTCGAGCAGTTTCCGCTAAGTTCAACAAAACTTCTGAGAAGCTCGGACTGGACACCCGACTGTGACTGAGTTGGCTGTGGTGTTCCTTACTGGTTTCGTCTCGGTCTTTGCCCTTGGATTTCAAAGCCGAAACGTTAATCACGGGAACTATGGATGGGCAGCGGGGACTTCGTTCTTCGTTGGCCTGTCCCAAGCCGCCCTCTGGACCCACATCACTTCACCTAAAACAAGTGCAGCAGCGTGGTTCGTGTACGCCTTGAGCGGTGCCTGTGCCATTACGCTGTCGATGTGGGTCCACGAGAGGTACATTCTGTCCAGAAAGGACAGCAAGAATGGCCGCAAAGCCAAACCGAAGTACGACGTTGCTGAGGGAAACGGATAAAAGAATAACAATCGATGACTTGCTGAACGGTCGTGTGAAAGACAAGGACGGCAAGCCTCTGTTTGCGTGGATCATCATCGATGAAGAGAGTAAGAGGCCGAAGCTACCGGCGGGCACATGCTAAGCCGTACAACCTAAAGAACCGATCACTTAGATCAAAAGATAAACGCTATTGGTTGAGGATCATCCATGTCAAGTATAACCGGATCAAGCACCCCAAGCAGTTTATTGAGGATGAACTTAATCCGACTTGAACTGTACATGAATGGCCAACGCAGAGATAAGAAGGTGACAGACGAAGATGCAGACCGTAACCGTACCCCTGATAATTGGAGATCGCCCAGCGACTTCGGAGGATTGGCTGTCGATCCGCGATACCGTAGCGCGCTATCCGGACCCCGTGGTAATCAGCCGGGACGAGGCCGACCAGCTCTACGCCTCATACGTGGAGGGCTTGAAGCCAAAGAAGGTGTATCTGATCGGCAGCCTTCGTAACAACGCCGTTCCCGAACTTGGCAAGCGCCTCCGTCGATCCGTTCCGAACTACGAGGTCTTCGACGACTGGTACGCTGCTGGACCGGAGGCAGACGACTTCTGGAAAGAATATGAGCAAGGACGAGGCCGAGCCTATACTGATGCACTTTCGGGCCATGCGGCAAAACACGTGTTTGAGTTCGACAAGCATCACCTTGACACCAGCACACACGCAGTACTGGTTCTACCTGCCGGAAAAAGCGGACACATGGAGCTTATGTACGCAGCATATGGAGTTGGTGCAAAGTGTGCCATCCTGCTCGAACAGGGAGCCGATCCCCGTTGGGACGTGATGTATCAGTTCATCGACAACGTGTTTGAAACCACTGAACAGCTTGAGGAGTGGCTTCGCAATGGTTGAAAAATTCGCAAAATTCATCGTTGTACTCGGTCTGACTGTATGCGGCATCACATTCTTTGGTCTAGTATGGGCGCTTAACAGCACGAGGATTTGCATACTGTGACCGCCATCCAGATCACTCAAGATGATCTCGACTGGTTGCTCGATCATTTCTCCAGCAACTTGTGGGCTTTTGAACACGAATACGGCGGACCATATGACTATGCCGCTGACCTTGAAAAGGCTCGCAAGATCATTGAAAATATGAAGGATATTCTCCGTGGCTTCGATTGACGAGACCCGAATGGTCCCCGACTTGACCAAGATGCAGAAGATCGCTCTACTACTCGCCTTCTACCACTCACCGATTGGTGCTGCCCGCAACGCAGCATGGGAGTTCTTTTCAGCTGATCGTCCGTTTAACGATGATACTGTATTCGAGATGCTCGCATGGATCATCAACGGAGTGGACGAGAACCGTCTGAACTGGACGGATGCTCTACTATTCATGCAGGGGGTGCGTGGCGATGAAAATTGAGGACTATGATTATACCAGTCTGGCTGCGCCGTTCTCAGAGTTCGCTCGGGAAGTCGGTCGTGGACTGGTTGTTTCAGGTGTTTGTATGATTGCAGCCGCCTCAGTTGCCATATACATCGCTGTGTGCCTCCTTGCAGCTAAAGGGTAACAAATATGTGCGGACCTTATGTTTCCCCGCGAAAGACCATGAACGCAAGTGATTGGCTGGGGATCAGCGCTGGCGTTATTATCGTCGGAGCCTTCCTTATTATTACTCCTTGGAACTAATAGATATGAACGTATACCTTTCTGCCGAAGACCTTTTGCTGGTTGCCTTCCGTGACCGAGCAGAGGCTGATGAGAATGAGGCAGCGATTGCTGAACTCCGTACGGCCATGCCCAACAACAAGGTCGTGGTCCTTACTGGCTCTGTGTTCCTGACGCAGATCAGTCCTCCGTTTGAGAAGGATGAGTACAGCCAGAGCGATACCTTCCCTCTTGCGGGTCATCCGCAGCTAGACCTTGAACTGTCGGAATAATCGGCAAACAGCAGATACAAAAAGACCCCCGGCGGCGATATGCTACCGGGGGTTTTCTTTTATCTACGAGACTTGCCTGCCTTGTTAAGGGCAATGGCGATAGCCTGCTTTTTAGGTTTGCCAGCCTTCATCTCTGTTCGGATGTTGGACGACACAGTTTTCTTGGACGAGCCTCGTTTAAGCGGCATACTTCTGTCCCTTCGTGAGCTTGCCCCTAATCTTGGCCAGACACTCTCCGCGAGTGATCTCGCCGTCCTTGTTGATGTCCAGTCCCGCATTCTGGCGAAACGTAGTGGGCTTCGTCTCCTTGTCCCATAGGACGTAGCTGTCCGGCTGACCGACACCCTTGGGCCACAGGATGGCCATGTAAATGTCACCAAGGTTGTTGAGCCTCCCGGCAAAGGGCCGGAAGTACTTATAGACGTAGTTCAGCTGATCCTCTGCACTCATAGCGGCCAGCTTAGCCGTAGTCGTCCCAAGGGCGACAGCCGTACTGGGCATGAATTGGATCAAGCCTGTAGCACCACTCCCTGCGGCATTCTTGACCGAAGGAGAAAAGGTTTCCCCGCTCTCCCAAGCCATGCACGCCATCAGGTCATCAGGATTAAGTCGTAGAGTATCTGCAATCCACCAAACCCTTTCAATAAAGACAGGAGAGACATGTGCCCCCCAAGCGATCTTTCGACGTACTTGGTTCGTTTCTTGCAGCAGCGACGATCCTTCTGACGATGGCTGCTGTTCTAGGAGGTGGATGGCTGACTGCAACAGGTTAATTACTTGCTCCACGGGGCGTCCTCCGGCAAAGCCGACACGGCTGACAGGGGCTGAACGACCTCCTTGCGAGGGCCGAACAGCACGTTCTTGGCAGCAGCCTGAGCACCAGCAACAGTCGTCCGAGGGACATCCGTATAGTCGTTGGTGGACACACCCTTGACCTTTTCATAGGTCCGCATAGCACCGATACCTAGCATACCGCTCATCGTAAGGATCAGCAGTTCGGTGTCGAAGTTGAACATCTTACCGGTAAAGGCAGTTATGGTAGGCAAGATCATGGTCTGAACCGCTAGACCAGCAGCACAGACCCAACCTACGGCGGGACGCCACCCGGCAACAAAGAGAGAGCCGCTTGCAGCTTCAACCTTGTTGACTTCAATCTGGGCAAGTACCTCCGCGTGGGCACGGGCGTTACCCGCGTCCCGGAGCTTCTCCAGCTCGACGTTAAGCTCCCGCTTCTTATCGGGATCGGCAATCAACTCCGATCCGAGTTCCTTTACGGCGTCAATGATATCGCCGATGATCGGAATACCGAGTGCCATCTGTGTTACGCTCCCTTGAAGTAGTTGAACAGCCAGCCGACTACACCTACCATGGTAGTACCGCACAGAATTGTAGCCAGCCAGAACGCTCCTGCCCCCTTGTTGCGGAGGGCGAGGAGATCGTCCAGTTTGTTGTTCATCGAAGTGACGTTATCGCTGAGATTAACGACCTGAGTTTCGAGCATAGCGATACGCTCTGCCTGTGTTAGCGTCTGCATACGTCTTGCTATGCGCTTTCCTTCGTCATTCATCCCGTCTCAGCCCCGCTGTTCCGCGAGGGCCGAAGTATGGGGTCGAGAGACCCGGCATTTGAACATGTACGTGATCTCCCTCAACAATTACTTCGGCATCTGGACCAAAGAAGTCTTCCGCTTCTTGCGCCAGTTCGCTCATAGACACACCCGCAGACGGCTTAATGTCCAGTCCTTCACCGCTAAGATGACGACTGTTGCTGACACCGCCCACATTGCGGTTCCCTTCGGCAGTCCGTCGCATGGACGTAACGTATCCGAATGGGAAACCTTCGATATCTGCTTCATCTCCTTCAACAAGTTCCGGAGCAGATGACCGCTGTTTGGTGGGCGACGGAGAAGGGGTGTCCGCATCCCCCTCCCCGCCAAAGGCTTCGGGAAAGGCATCTTCTTTGGCCCATTTACGGGCATCCTTGATGATGTCCTTTACCTCGTCTCTCTTTTCGGCGTCTGTCATCTTCGCGTATTCCGGTGACGCAAGTGCGTCTTCCATCATAAAGCGAACGTAGGCACCAGTGAACGCTTGCAACTTCTGGGCATCTTCTGCCTTGAGCTTCAACCCGTCAAGGGTCTTGTCCGAAGCCTTGAGCAAAACCTTCCCCTCGGGGTCGGACGCCATCAGTCTATCTAGTTCCTCGGTAACAGGAGTGCTGATACCGGGAGCCACGTTCAAGCGGCTGATAAGATCAGGGCCAAGCGCATCCGGGCGCGTCTGAGCACGTCCAAGGATGTCCACCTGTGCAGGCAGATTGTCGCTAAGTCCGGGCCAGCCAGCCATAGTGCGATTGACAACGCGGTCTTGGATACTACCGTCTCCCTTGGTGTCACGGACAACCGGGTCCACATAGGACTGATTGACCTGACGAACCGCAGCAGGGGTCGTGAAGCTGCTGACGATGTTGGACAGCCAGTTGGCGACATCACCTTGGCGTCCGTTCTCATCGCGACCTTCCAGCATGGCAAGGGTATCTTGCAAGCCTTCCGACCACGAACTGTTCAGCAGCATTTCAGCAGCATTGAGGGTCTGTAGTGCAGCCTTGTCGAGGAAGCTCTTGCTGTCCCCTTCGTTCCAGCGTTCCAGAGTGGTAGCAGTACCGCTGAGCAGCAGAGCCAGCGGCTCCAACCCCTCGTACGAAACATACCCCGCACCGGGAACCCAGATCGAATTAGCCTGCCAGCCGTTCAGTTCCATCTGACGGCGCTTCTCGTAATCGCGCGGGCCTTCCCCCGTAACACCTCCGTTGAGGGCGCTATGGGCGATTGCACCAGTAACGGCAGAGCCGAGTAACACACGAGCAGCAGCTTCATCCCGCTGCGCCCCTCCGGCCTTCCAGTCACGAATGTTTCGCTTGGACATAACGCCGAGCGGGCTGTGACGGAGAGCAGTCCGGACAAGACTGTCGGGAGTACGAACGAACGGAACCACAAGGGCCGTCATAGTCGGACCGATACCGTCCTGCGAACGATACTGCTCGATAGCTTGACCGATCTTGGAAGGGTCATCCTGAAAGCGCATACGCTTGGCATACTCGCCAGCGCTTTCCTTGATCTGGAGCGGAATGTTTTCCTCGACCAGTTCCTTGATGCGGGCAGTAGCAGGCTTGCCTTTCAAACCTTCGGCTTTAGCCTGTGCTGCGGCAGCCTTGCGAACCTCCTGCTTGTCCACCAGACGAGCCTCATCGAGAAGTTCCGTACGGCGAGCAGCAAGCTCAGCCCCGTCAAGACCCTCGTTGTAAGCAGCCCGATGGGCCAGACCGTACATTTCGCTAAGTTCGGCAACGGAACGAAAGAACTCGTCCTGTGCTGCGATAGCCTTGACAGGAAGTTCAAACTTCCCGACAGCGCCACGCCGCATTTCAGCACGGTCAACCTGATCCGCTGTACGGCCAGTGAGGAAGCCCTCCTTAGCCAGCGCCCAACCGCGACGACGACCTTCCGCAGCACCTTCCCAACGAGCCAGAAGCTCGCCAGCAGTGACGCGATTGCGGTCCCCGAGCAACTTGCGAGGCAGGCCCAACAGCCACGCCCCAGTCTTGTTACCGGCGATGTCGTAGCCGATGTTGCCACCCGTACCCGCGATGTTGTAAATCTGGGTGCGAGGCGAACTCAGCATCATGTTGTAACGGAACGAGAAAATACGATCCTTTAGGCGAGGGTTTACCAAGTCCCGAAGGATTTTGGTAGCAGCCTCTGGATCGTCAGCATAGCGCTGGGCCAGCTGTTCAACCTTGGCACGCTTCACGGGATCGCGAACAGCATCCACAAGAGCCGATGCCGAACCACCAGATTGACGCCCGGGACCGTCCCCAAGAATGCCAAGGGCACGACCGAACTCACCTGAGTTGTCGATGTGACGCGGAAGTACCGCATCCGACGCCTCAAGAGCAGCGCGGGTCTCAGGGCTGTCTAGACCGTTCCGAGCAATAGACCGGAGCAAGTCCATGGACGTTTCGTAGGCCAGTTCCGAACCACGAGCAGCGACAGCCGAGATATCCCCAACATCGCCAAGCTCATCGAAGTTGCCGCTGTCCATACCGAGATCAGAGCCAGCCTCGAAGGTGGCTTCACGGGAACGGTAGCGACGACCGAACTGACGGCCAACTGCATCCGCAGCTTCGCTTACAGCAGGACCAGCAGCGCTACCCGGACCAATAGACCCAGTGTAGCCAGCAGCCGGAGCCGTGTTCTGGCGGAAGTCAGTGGGAATGTCCGTATTAGCTGCGACAGGCGGCACATCCGAGAACGGAGCTTCATCGACCAGCCGGTCCATGTAACTCGCTTCTGGGGTCGCCTCTTGCTGCATACGACGAGCAAGACCTTCCATTGACCAAGTGGTTACAGGCTCCTGCCTACCATTGGCCATGTTCAGTACTTCATCGACGCCCTCTGCCCGATCTTCGGGAAGGACGTTAGCTTCCTTTTCACGCTGCCGGGCACGATTGTACTTCTGGAGCTGGCGCTCGTCCATCCCTCGGCCCTGTTCAAGGCTACTAAGGGGCATACGAGGCCCGCCCGAAGGCAGAGGCTCAAGAGTAGGTGTATCGAGATATTCGATATCCCACGACGGACGAGTGCTAAGGACACGTTCCAGATCGTCAGCATTGGTCAGCGGAATGCCCGCCTCCACAACGTCATCTACGACTTCCGGAACGAAACCATCTGCGTTCCACGCCCGATAGGCACGAGTACCTAGGTCCATGACCCCTTCAACGACACGTCCAAGAACGGGAGCAGCGACAGCACCAATAGCTGCGCCACGACCTGCGCCCATCAAACGCCCGTCATCTTCGCTCTCGCCGCCGCTGAGCGCACCTTCAAGCGCCCCGTAGCCTGCACCCCACTTAGCCGCTTGAGCGGCCTTCTGGCCCCGCGTAGCGCCTTGTAGGATACGTCCAGCAGGCAGGCCAGCAGAAGCAATCAGTCCGGGCACGTAGCCCACACCATATGCTTCGGGCTGTTCCTCCCAAGCCTGATCGCGCCGGGCACGAGCAGCAGCCAGTTCAGCGTCGTAGCCAGCATTGAAGCCGCGACCCGAGATCAACGATCCAAGGCCACCACCAAACGCCTGAATTTCATCTCCACCGCCCATCAAGGCAGCTGACTTAAGACCCTCCCATGTAGCCTCGTCTTTGCTCACGCGCTCCCGCAGGGGAACACCGCGAAGAGGCACAGTACGGGTCTGGGTACGGGACACAACTCGTCCCCGTCCGGGTCGCGGAGTACGCCGCGCCCGAACGTCATTGATGATATCACGAATATCGACAGTGGTTTCATAAGTAGTTTGCGGACGAGAAGCCACGGGTCGTTATCCTTTCATATTACTGCTGAGCACGAGTGATCTGGCCAGTAGCCGGATCGTACGCCAATTTCGGACGAGAACGTCCGCCACTACCGCGCTGGGCAGCAACCCGTTCACGGCTTTCACGATTAAGCTGGCCTTGCGTGCCCCGGAAATCCCGGTTACGCTGACCTTCTCGCTCGCGACTGGTGATCTGGGCTGCGGTACGGCCTTGCCGACCACGTTCAGCCAGCTGCTGATTGCTCAACTGGCCTTGCCGGTACTCACGCATATCCTGTAGCTGTGCCTGCCGATCCACAGGGATACCCTGCATACGGAGAGCAGCAACACGAGCAGCATCGTAGTTGGGCGGCAGATCGAACGAAGGTTTAATGCCCAGACGTTCACTTGAACCGTTGATCTGGTTCACTAGCGCCTGATACGATTTCTCGTCAGTCGCAGACCCAAGGGCACTATATACACGATCATCGAAAGCGTCCTGCTGCTTCTGACGAAGAGCCTGTCGCTGAATGTCGAGAGCAGATGCCTGCCGAGTGTTGTCCTGCTGACGATCCCAAAGCTGAGCCGCAAGCTGCGGATTGACCTGATTGAGCTGTTGAATGGCAGTCGTAGGGTCCGTAGTGAAGTTCTGGAGTGCTTCCGCCTCACGGTCCTGCTGTAGCCGCTGACGGTAGATCGGGTCTCGGCCAGCCTGAATAAGGAAGGCGTCGCCAAGAGTACCGAGAATGTTGCCGCCTGTGCGGCCACGAGAGAAGAAGCCTCGTTGAACCAGCCCATCTCCACGGCTAAGGCGCGGAAGAGGCTGACCCGAGATCGCAATCTCCTCTGCCACCGGTTCGACCGGAGCAGCCTGTCCCATCTGGCCCCCACCGAGGAGGGCCGAGATCGCAGGGAGTAGTGCCGGGTTCATATGTGCCTCTCCATTCGTTAGCCCGGAACGCCGGGGATCATGCTAAGACCTGCGCCGAGAAGACCGCCAAGACCGGGCTTGGACTTGCTTTCTTGCATGGACTTGCTGGTCTGGCCCGCGTTAGCAATGAGACCGCCAGCACCAAGGCCCATCTGACCGAGGCCAAGCATGTTTGCGATGTAGTTCTGATAGGTGCCCGTAGCGAGGTCCGCACCGGTCTTGGCCATTCGCTGGCCATAGTCGCCAGATGCCAGAAGGCCACGAGCAGCATTGCTAGAGGTAACTCCCTCCTGTGCCCCCTTAAGGGCTGCCTGATACCCCGTGCTATCCCGGAACCGGTTAAAGGCCGCAGCCTGACCAGCCTGATCTCCACCGAGACCAAATAGGGCGCTTAGGGCAGACGTTACGTTTCCAGTAGCACCAGCGGCACCACCGAATGTATCTTGCAGAAACGGGTAGGCGAGGTTCTTACTCTCGCTCTGGCTCTTCTGCTTGGAGCCACCGAATAGTCCGCTCATTCGCTTGCTTCCCGGGAAAAGTGTTCGTCAAGGTTCATCAAGAACAGAGTACACGGACCAATCTCGGTCGGCACTTCGCCCATATCGTGGAAGCCAATCTTTCGGCTCATCCACAGAGCTGCCTTGTGCTTGATCGGAGTGAAGCCTCGAATGGCCTTGACCCCGTAGTTTGTGTGTAGTTCGCTAAGTATGCGATGGCTTAGTTCAATCGCCTCTTTGCCACGACACAGAAAGAAGTAGTGCCCGTCATAGAGACCGGGACGAACCCACTCAAACAGAGCAATCGATCCGTCCTCGGCAGTAAGGGCAATGTTGTTACGATCAGCCAGCCATTCAGTAACGTCCAGATCGATAGGCTCGTAGGGATACAATTCAAGGGCTGTCTCTACGTTACCTACGTGATATGTGCGTTGAATAGGCATCAAGACTTCTCGTAATCAAAGAACCAAGCTACAGGAGCAGAACTGGCGTTGTTGCGGTTTACTGCGAACCCCACAGCATCTACTGTACCAAGGTAAGTACTAGGTGTCGATAGGTTGTGCCACGGCCCGTTGCGAGTTTGGCTAATCGACCACTGTACATCGTTAGAGGCGTCAACCACAACACGAAAATACAGAGGAGTACTGGCCCAAGCAGCAGAGAAAACCGCAGACGAAAACGTCGCTGCATTACTCCACTGCGAAAGCTCCAATGTGCCCTCGGCAAGATCAGCCGCAAACACATATTTACCTGCGGTATCCCTAACGACGAGGCCAAGACCGTTAAAGTTCGCCTGCGTGTTGCCGTACAGTCCTGCCACAAACGTGAACGGAGCGGTTGCAGCCATTAGCTGCGCTTGTAGTCCCGAATTGTCCGTAGTGGCCTCGATCATGATACCGCCGTTGGTTGTATCGCTGGTAGTCTTCGCTGAACCGATGCTAGTCGAAAACGTAACAAGCTGAGGTGGATTTGTACCGCTCCCGCCCGGGGTTAGTGTCTCGATTTTATCGTAAACTGCGTTCTTCGTAGGGACAGTAAAATCTCCATCCCACGCTGCGCTATACGCTTGGTCAACAACCCTAACGCCTGTTGAAGTTACTGCCATCCATTCGGTGGAGTAGTCTGGACTGTAAACTTGAAAGGCGACGCCAGTCGGTGGTCCGATATTAGAGGCTTGGTTGACGACCGCTCCATTAGGACTAACATTAATCCTATTTTCATTACCGATACGGAAGGCCTGTAGTCCTCCAACCGGAGCATTATAGAGAGGTCCGAAAGACTCTTTTAATAGAGAGTAGTTAGTAAGATCAGGAGCAAAAGCGTCGGCCCCGAGCCATAAACCGGTATAGCCAGAAATATTGGCTGCAAGAAATCCGCCGCCTACAGCAGAAAAATTACTGATACCGAATAGATTGTTGGCGTCATCAATAAACACGCCAGAGTTCTGTGCCAACTTTCCGGAAACGCCATCCCACCTAACAACAGCGTTATCGCTACTACTAGACGGCCCGGTAATCTTAATTGCAATTTCTTGATTGTTAGTTTCTGAATTCTGGAACAACTGCTGCCACAGCAGACGAAACTGTGCAGACGGATTGCCGGTCAGAGGATCGACGATGGGCGTCTGCCAGTCAAGTGCTGGGATTTTGGTGATGTCAACCATGTTGCGTGTTACCTGATATCCAGTGCATCGATGCGTACCGTCGCACCGTCATCAGTGATCTCGAAAATACGACCCGGAGCCTTGATGAGGCCCAGACTGCGCCAGACGAACTCTTGATCCCACGTACCGGAAGTCGCAACAACCGTACCGTGATCGAGCCAAGTCTTGCCGTTATCGTCCGAAGTGCGTAGGGCAATGTTAGCACCAAGCAAGGGAGAAGGTTCTCCGATACTGGCAGTCACATACGCCGCTCCGACTTTCTGTGTCTCGCGGAGGCGCATAGGTACTCCACCGACCACCCGACGAGTATAACTGCGATCAGGAAGATCGGCACGAGGCGACTGATCGAGGCCCGAAGTCGGGTCCATCGTCCAGAGAAGACCATAGGTGTCGTCTCCGAGAAGAGCATTTGAGGTATGGCCGTCATCGTAGGCGACCTTGCCTAAACCAAGCCAGTTCAGTCCATAGTTGGGACGCCACGCAGCCATGCCCGGAGAAGCCCACTGCGACCACTGACCTGTCGTCAGATCGTACATCAGGGTTGCAGTCTCCCCTAGCCGGATGAAGTACATGTCGTGACCGTCCAACGTATCAGGCCACGCCCGTACACGTCGGTTCTCGATCCGGCCCCGAGCAAGACCGAATACCGTGGCTTCGGAAAGCTCGGCAGTCAGTTTGCTCGGGCCAGCAGTTACAACTGCGATCTGCGATGCCTCAGAAAACTCGGCAGGGAAGTTGGCCGCAGCGAAAACCGTACCCAACGAAACCCAAGGGTTAATGTTGCCGAACTCGCCAACGCCAAGTACGTCGCCTTGAGAAACATAGGTATCGGTCATAGTAGGTTACACCGTTCGATTGATCTGGAACTGAGCGTTGTCGACTCCCGCAGGCGTCCAAGGGGCAGCCGTATCGGGATCGAGATGGCTAATGTCGTACCAATAAGTGAACGCCGTAGTGACAGGCCTATCGGCTCCATTGTCAGCATCGCCATTGGAGAGCAAAGACATCTGTACCTGTGCATCGCCGCCATCCGATTTGCGCATCCGTCCAATCATCATAAGGGCGCGTACCGAAGTAACGTCCTCTGGGAGATTAGTCAGTTGCGTAATAGACGGAGCCGGGATGCTCGGGTCTTCAGGAGCGAAGATATACGAGGTATCGACCGGAGGTGTATTATCAAGGATTTCCCAATCGGTCGTGCCCGTAGTCCGGGACCAACCAGTCGAAACATCCGCGTTAGGTCGCAGATCGAACACCTGAACCGAGCCGACAAAGCTGTCACCCCATCCCCCCGAACCGTTCCAGATTACAAAGTCCTTGAAATAGAAGTTGCCACTACTCGTATTGTTCCCCGTGTGCGTAAACTCCAGCTGAGCATACGGGCCTGCGCCAGTGTCCACGGAGCTGATATTCAATACCGTAACACCTTCGACACGGATTTCAAACGATCCTGTACCCGCACCCGCAGTAAAACGACATTCGATATGTTGCCACGCATTAGCGACAATCGTGTTCAAAGCAGATGTGCCGATAACCGAACCAGTTCGAGGAGAACCAGTCTTGACTAAAAGACGCCCAGAACTATCAGTAGTAATGGAGACCTGTCGTGACGCCCCTGCATTGTTTAAACAGATACCCCAAGAGGTATTCTGCAGTGCAGTCTTCCACTGCCTAAACGCAAAACCGACTGTCGTCTGTTCCGCAGCAAGGACTTTACGGAGCTTAGTGGCGTCCTGTGAAAAATCGTCGTAACGCAGAACACGCCCGGTTACGTTAGGGTCGGGGTCTTCTGCAAGCTCACAACCGCTTTGAACGGAATAGACACCATCCGTAAGTCGGTCTTCCTGATCTCCATACAGGCCTTGCGAACCGCTAGGGAAATCCATCCATTCAACAGCCATGTTTACAGATGCCTTTTCTGTTCTTGAATAGCGTTGCGGATACGCTCTTCGATAGAGTGATTTGAAATACGTTGTGGTCCAGCACCTGTGATGAGGTACACGACACCATCTTGATCTGTGACGATCAGACTATCCTTGATAGCGACATCTGAACCTTCCCAGACACCTCGATCAAAGACGTTACCCTGTACCCGCTGAAACGGTGGGATCGTCCCCGTCGGATACCATACTTCGGAACTGTTGGTCCCGAGGAGCCAGAAGCGGTCACCGATCACTCGAACCGAGATCACGGGATCGGGGGCACGTTCTGCTGTAGCGAAGTTCTGAGGTTCGATCCAAGTCTCGCCCGGATTGATCCAGTAGAACCTTCCATTGACACCTTGGCCCTGTGCAACGACACAGATGACGTAGCCCGCAATGAAGCCGACTGAAACCACGCCTAGATCATCTGGGACGTTGACCTGGAACAGACTGGAACCACCGCCACCGGTAAGAGTTCCACTCCCCCACGCGATGTTTGCGCCAGTTTCCGTAGTCACAATGCTGTTGCCACCGGTGCCTGCTGCTCGGGCGCTTACGCGCATGTCGTCCGTGTCACTTGACAGTGCTACAACGTCCGCATTGGACGTAAGGCCAGTCGAATACGTAGTGCCTGCAACGCCTTCGTTATTGATAGCCAGTCGCATATTATCGAGAGCAACGGCGTTTGTACCGCCGAGAGCCACGAGCCACGGAGTGCCACTAGTGCCGTTAGGCGTGCCCGTGTCAACCGAACCACTGGTCCACTGATAGTACACACTGCCAATGCGGATCGTATCACCGTTAGCGATAGCGCCGGAAGCCAGCAGCGTACCGGTAGCCGAGCTGTCGTCGCTGTAACACCACAGCACACGCCCATCCGCGATATAGAGATACTCCGGAACCGAGCCGATCCGAGCAGTGGCCGTCATGGACGGATTAGCACGAAGGCTGGAACCGAAAATACCACCCCCGATGCTGGTCACAGCCAGATCGAGAGAAGCTACGCGATAGAGCGTATCGTAGGACACAACAAAGAGATCGTCGTCAAACGAACCGGGTTGAGAATACATACTCCGGATCGGGCCTTCGCCAACTGCAACGAGGCGGCGAAGCGACGGTCGAGCCAGCAGAGCAACCTGCTCTACAAGATTAGTCGGGTTCGTCTCGAAATACCGATTTAGAACCGGGATGTCCGCTTCATCGGCAACGTGACGCCGCCAATCCGATTTTCCGAGAGGAACACCAGTCATCCGTATGGCCTCACTGTAGAGTAGGGCCACGCATATCCGCTATCGAAGGCGGCATTGGCGTAGCGGGAATTGTCGAAGTACTTGTCCTTGATGCTGGGAAGCAACACCAGACCAAGCTCACTACCCATCTCCCTGTGCTGCCGATACCGCGCCTTGAAGTTGCGCTCCGCCCGATTACGTGCAGCAATCGATTGGGTATCAGCCTCCTGTGCGTGACGTGGGTTAAGCCGCATCGCCAGATCAACAATGAAGAGAGTGTCAAACTCCGGAGGGAAAGGCATCTCATCGGCAAGGCCGAGAGGCGTCACAACAGACCAATTACCCGTGTCCGCGCGAAAGAAGTACTCGCGCACCGAGTTGTTGGTGTTGTCCGTTTCCGTAAAGGAGTTATCGATTGTCCGCCCATTAGCGTTGATTGTGAGCGGGTAAGTATTGAGGTTCCCGGACTTGTCGATGTAGGCGAACCGTGCCCCGTCTTCGGGATTGGGATCGAGATACACCGTCTGCGGAAAGGTCAGATTGAGGAACAGCCGGGAGTTAGCCGGTACGAACCAATCAACCTGATCTGGAACCTGTTCGTACCACGGGAAACCCTGTGGACGATTGATGTTGTTGCGACCAATAATGATTGGAGAAAGCTGTTCGCCCATCTCCGTACCGAGTACAGACAAAATAAGGCGGTTAAGCAGACGCAACGCCTCTGCCTGTTCCGCCGTAGTGGGGTCTGCGGCGATAGCGATCAGGTTACTTTCCCGGAACGCATCGCGGATGATCGTCGAAACCAAAGTCATTTTACACAGACCCCGTAAACGTCAAAGGGCAATAACATCAAAGCGACGAGCCTGACCGGGCTGTGGCTGCGACGGATCGTGGACCCGTACATACACATTGTCCGTAAACGGCTCGGTGATCCTGATGTGCTTACCGCAGTCAACCAGATACCCAACAAAGGCAGGGCCGCCCCCCGAAAGGGTCGGACCCGAGACCGTGATCTGAGTACTGTCTTCGGCAATTGGAATAGAGTTACCAGCGGCGCCCTGCTGCACCGAAGTGATAATCAGCGTAGTGGGATTGCCAGTAGCAATAATCGTGTCCAGTTCCGTGTTGATTACGGTCATAGCCGCGATAATCGAAGCCTCGGCATCAACACCAAGCTCGATCTCAACTTCCGAAGTCGGAGCGCCCGACACGAACTTGAATACGATGCCATCGATAGAAATGGTGTCACCGGCAGTCGGATTGCCTGCAAACGTAAACGTACCACTCGCAGCCGGAACCGTCTCTGACGGAGGACTGCCATCAGTAAACGCTACATACCAGCTCATATTGCCGGGATTAGCTCGAAGCAGCAGGTAGCTCGAAGCATCTGCAACCTGAACCCAACCATCCTCCGGTCGAACGTAAATGTTTTCAGTAGCCATTAGAAGCCACACCTTCCAAGAGAGGTTGGGAGGCGGAGCCGAAGCCCCGCCCCCGGTCGGAGATTACGAGCCGTTGATACGAACGATACGCCGACGGTCGCGGACGTTAGCCGTGAGGGCAACGTCGAAGCGAACGCGGTGTTCACCCGTACCGAACACACTGTCAGCCCACATGCGAACCGAGATCGGAACCTTGTCGAGCTGCTTGAACTCGCTGATACCCGTGGCGGGCTTAATCAGCGCCTTGGTGTTGACGATGATCGCCTGCTTCTGGAGGATAACGCGCGGACGAACCTGAGCCGAAGCGGCGCCAAGGAACGTGATCGCAGCCGTCGCTCCCGGGACACTGTCCACAGTAGCATGAGCCGTGTTGACGCCAATATCGCCGCCCGTACCCGAACCCGGGACGATGATCGCCGGGAAAATACGCAGGTTAGCGATTGCGCCACCAGTTGCAGTGTAGTTACCGATCACTCGGAACTGCTGCGGACGCCCGAGGCTTGCGCCCAGTCGCTCATCCCATGCATTGACATTGGCAATGGTGAAAACCTCACCATCGTTGACCGTCTGCGTGCCAGTCAGACCATTAATCGAAATAGTCTGCGTCTTGTACTGACCCGGAGCCGCCGAGATAGCGACATCCGAATAGTTGACGTTCTGGCTGGCGCCGTTCATGGCCGCTGCACCCGAGGCAGCACGAGTACCGACCGTCAGGGTCGGGAGCTGCTGAGTGAACACCACGGGGATGCCACCGATCTGGCCGGTGAAGCCTTCACGGAAGGTCTTGGTGACCATACCGTCAGGAGCCGGAAGGTCCACAACGTCCGAACCAAGCGCCTGCTTGTCCGAATAGTTAAGGATGCCTCGCAGGTCGCTGTCGTCAACGCCCTCTTCCTTGAGACGGGTGTAACCGCTCACGAAGTCGTCAAAGTCCGCAACCGCCGAACCAGCGGTGCCGGTCCAGTTGCTCGAAGCCAGAGCCGCCGTACGCAGAACGTGGGCGTCAATCTTCTCGGCAAGGTTAAGCGCCGCCGACTTAATAGCTTCACTCTTACGAGCGTCACCAATGTCGCGGATCGCCACGAAGTCACCCCAGCCCATGCTGGAGCCGAAGGTGCGATTGACGGTGTACTGTTCCGAACCGAACACGCTGTCCTGAACACCAGCCGACAGATCGACCACGCCATCCACCGTCTCAGTGACGTTGTAGCGCGGGGGAACCTGTTCGCTGATCTGGAAGCGGTTGCGCTCCGTCATCTCACCATCGTACTGCTTCCACGTAACTGCATCCGCAGCGACGAGGTTATTCTCGAAATGAGCAGCAAACGTGTTCATTACGAGTTTTGCTTGATCGACAGTATTGTCAGCCATTTAATGTTGTTTCCGTTGATGTGAAAAGCGGATTATTCGCTGTAGAACAGCTTCTTGAAATCCGCGAAGTTGTCCGTATCCCCCTTGATCGAGGTCTTAGCCGCACCGCTTCCACGAGTGTGGGTTGCGGGAGGCACAGGAGCCTTGGTCTGACGAGGAGCCGGGGTTTTTGCTTTCTTCCCCAGAGCCACGGAAATCTTACCTTCCAGTCGCCCAAGAGCAAGGGTCGCGCCAGTCTGCCCAGCAGCAACAATCTGCTTGGCTTCATCGACGTTGTTTGCGAGGTAGTACAGAACCTCTGCGCCGTGATCCATCTCCATGATGGTCTTGGCCAGATAAGTTCCAAGCGTCGGATCAAGGTCCACAAATTCGGTGTCCAGCGCGGCAACCGTAGCACGAAGATCGGGGAAAGTTTCCTCGGCCTTCGTCAGTTTACCCTGCCAAGTCTCGAACAGCTTAGCTTCTTCCGCTTCTACTGCCTTCTGTTCAGCGGTCTTCGTCGCGGCTGCTTCCACCTCTGCACGAGCCTTCTGGGCTTCGTAGCGATGGACAGCGGCAATGAAGTTCACGTCGAACTCACCGAGCGGATAGATCAGATTGCCCTGTGCATCCACGCTTTCGGGATCAGGGGCGTTCGGATCACTAACTCCAGTCGGATTGGCAACAGGTGCCTCGTTAGTGGGCACCTGCTTCGGAGCAGCACGGAGTTCAGCAAGAGCGCGTTCGAGTTCCGCAAGGCGGAGTTCGGCAGCCTCAGCTCGACGCCGTTCATTGTGCTTCTCAGCAGTTACCTCATCGATCCGTTCCTGTGCAGTCTGCTTCTTCTTCGACTTAGGTTTGAAGATGTCCTCGTCGGGACTATCGGCATTCGCTTCGTCCGGATCGTCGCTACCTCCGTCAAGGTCAGCGTCGTCCACCACGGGAGTGCCTTCGTCTTCGTCGCCTTCGCTCGTATCAGTTGCATTTGCATCTGCGCCGGGATCGTCATCGGCGATATTTGGCGTGTCCGCTTCCGCTGCCTTCTCGTCCGCGTCTCCGTAGAGCAGCTTAGTGAAGTCAGCGAGATTGTCGGTATTCACATCCACAACAGGCTTGTCTGCCATCTTGCGAGTTTCCTCGTCCCCGTTTAGGTTGCACGTTATCGGGAGCCGGTGGGGTTAAGACCGGCTTCCCGCGTGAGGTTGTTTTAGCGGTTGCCCAATGGGCCGCCGCCCGAGCTTCGGTTCAGGTTTTCAACGGCCTGCCTCCGATCTTCTCGGTTTTTAGCTTGCGCATCAGTAAGAACCTTGATACGCTGGGTCTCGGCATTAAAGCGGTCGATACGGAGCTTCTCCGCGTCAATCGCCTTGTCAGCCTTGAGGCTCTGATTTTCACCCTGCAAGGCGGCAATCTCTGCCTGCCCCTGCTGGATCACAGCCTGAACTTGAGGCGGAATACCGTTCTCTGGGATCGGCTGTCCGTTCTCGTCCTTTTCGCCAGCCAGCAACTCGGGCGGAATAGTCTTCCGCAGACGGTCACTGAGTTCCTGTGCGCCCGGCCAATCCTGTGCCTTGGCGATGATGTCGCCCGCAACCTGAATAAGCTGCGGCCAGACCTGAACAGCCTGCATCATCGCATCAGCAGCCTCCACACGACGAGTAGTATAACTCGCACCGGTGGTGATCGCCACATCGTACTTCCCGACCGAGAGGTCTGGGCTGCTTGGGTCCATAGGATCATTGATTTTGAGCAACTTAGGCTGTTCATCCTCGCCGATGATGCGAACCACACGAGTAGCGTCGTAGATTTGACCGATAAGTTGGTTGATAACGTCCCCGCCTTCCAGCAGAGCGGCATTACCGTTGTCGTAATAGGTGAGGGAAGCAATGTCTCCCTCTCGCTGGCGGGCCATGATGGCCCGCCCGGACGTTTCGTTAGACTTGATGCCAAGAGATGCATCGTGGATGCCAGTGACATCCTTCATATCTTGGGTATTGACAGCTGCTTCGTTCAGAAGAGCCGCTTCAATCTGCGGAGGCTGGACACGTTGAATGTCCTGACCGACCACAGTACCGTCATTAACAATGAGCAGCGGATCACGGCTAAGGTGTGCTTTCCGGAAGTCCGGCTCACGACCTTCAACCGCACTCTCAGTGGCAATCCATTGCGCCTTCGGGGCATACCCGAGCTGCTCCGCCGCCACAGAACGATGAAAGTTCCGTAGCCGCACTGGGTCTTTCATATCGCGGACAAGACCGTGACGAACACGGCGTCCACCGATGTTTACGACACGACCAGTCATCCGGATGATCGGCAGACGAGTGAGCTTATACTCAAACGGCCCTGCCAAAATCTGGAAACCAGTACAAAGGTGCATCTGGGCGTAGCGACACGGAGCCACACGGCTGCGTACCGGACTGCCATGCTGCTCAACAAGGGTCTCAAGGTTCTCGGTGTTGTCCATCGCGTGGATGGAACCGTCCTCGAACATGATGAGCAGGCGATCACGCACCAGCATCCGCCAGTAGGCGGTAACTCGGATGATGTCCTTGTCTACCCAACCCTCAGTACCGAGGGTCTTGAGCATACGCTGACCAAGTTCATCAGGCGTGGCGTCAGGCCACAGCTTGTCATACTCCTTGCGCGGGAACAGTTCGTCTACATAGCAGCGATTTGCATCGCGGCCAGTAGGATCAATCGCCATTCGGTCCCAAACGACAGCCAGAGGGTCGTCGATGGGTTTGATTACGATGTCCTGATCGAACACGTCCTCGCCCGCGTACTCGACAACGATCTGATACGCACCATCACCGCAAGTGACCATGCTTTCAAAGGCGTTATCGTACACGCGCTGGGCACGGCTGTGCATTTCGATGGACCGAATAAGGTCCGAACGCACCGAAGCAACGTCCACATCTCCGTTTTCGGAGGGAACGACCTTCACGCCGTTGCGATTTGACCGCCAGTCGCCCACAAGCTGGGCTGTGAACTGGGGGATAGTATTGATTTTCATCGAAGGCAGGCCGAGGCGCTGCTCAAGAACACGTGGATCCCACTGTTCTCCTGCGCGGAACTTAAGGTCTTCGAGTGCCTCTTCGCGATTTTTCATGTCGCTCTGGACGTCGAGACGATAGTTCTCGCGCATGTCTTCGATAAACAGCTCGGCAGACTTGAAGCCTTCCGGTGTATAGCTCTTCGGAACCTTTTGCAGGTCGTCAAACCCGAAGATGTTGGTAGCCGACGAGCCTACCTCGTGGGCTTCGCCCGTCTTGCTATCAGCAGCCATCAAAATTTCCTATTTATGCCATCCACATGGTGTCCGGAACACGACTTAGATCAGTCGGGCCGGGACCAAGCATGTCTTGCTTTCGGAAGTCTGTCTGAGTGTCCACAGGCTTACGTGCCCGCCGCGTGATGCGGTCGAACAGTTCAGTAAAACCCCAGACAAGTGCATCAACCCGATCCGGGCTTCCGCTCTTCTTTCGGTCCATGTCGTTAGTGAACAGACACATCTGATCTTCGAGCAGGTCCAGTCGCCCCACGTGATGGATACGACCTTGCTCATACAGAGCCGAGATCGGTTCAGCACGCACGATCTTACCCCGAGAGGCGTGAACCAATTTTACCGGAGCATTACGATCCACCGCGCGAATAACGGATGCGACCATTTCCCCGCCTTGGTTCTTTTCCGCGACGATCCGATCAGCATCGTACTTGCGATAGAGATGAACCGCCTTGCGTGCCCACTCTTCGGGCTGACCTTTAAGGGACGCATCTTCGAGTACGTAGCCGCGCTGAAAGCCGTCGTCATCCGACGCCACACCGACTGCAACGATACCCGTTTCATCCGAGTCTTCTCCGCTCGTAGTGGCGGGATCAACCGCGATGATGATGCGCTCCAGCTCACGCGGGGCCTCCTTAACACGGTGGATGTCGAGAATTTCTCGGGTCCACAGTGCGCCGGGCATGTCGTCAAGGATTTCGCCAGCAAGCTCCTGCCGACCAAAGCGAGTGCCGCCGTAGCGATCTTCGATCTGGTGGAGGAAGCTCTCAGCGAGGTTCCCGCGATTGTCCATCGTGTGCCCCTTGGTGACGCGAACGAACGGATCGTTCAGCATCTTCTTGAGGAGCGGAAGAGGTCGAGGCGTAGTGGTCAGGATTTGCCGAGGTTTGCTCCCAAGTCGGAGGCCAAACTGTAGCTGATCCCACGTGTCTTGCAGATACTGCCATTTAGCGATCTCGTCACACCAAGCAGCATCGTGCTGAGGACCGCGAAGCTGATCTGGCTCCGTGGCGTTGTAAGTCGTTGCAATCGCCCCGTTCGGCCACTTGAGCTGACGAAGCGAGGGGTAGTAAGTAGGACGTTCATCCTTGGGGCCGATGTTGAGCAGACCGCTTTCGCCATCCACCATAACCCCACGAACGTCTCCGGTGGTCTCGCCGACAAGGGCAATACGGCCATATTTGCCGCTCATTACCCAGTCACGAATGGTCTCGGCACCAGTACGGGTCTTACCCCAACCACGGCCAGCCAGAATGAGCCACGTCGTCCACTCATCATCCGTTGGCGGGAGCTGGTCGGGACGTGCCCAAAAGGGCCAGTGATGTTTGAGGTAAGCCTGTGTCTTAGTGTCGAGTTTCGAGAGTGCGTTCAGCCTCTCCGTTTCGGGAAGCGAGGCCAGCAATTGCGCTGGCGAAAGCATCGGCTTCATGTTTGATTTCCTCAGTCTGGATCGGACCCCCGTCCTTTCCGGTCAGTTCGACCTTGTCGGTGAACATGCTCAGGTGACGGGCCAGTAGTTCGGAAGCCCGCAGCAGCGTAGCAGCCGCCTTGGGGTCTTTCTTTTCGATAGCGTTTTCGTCCATCGCTTCGATGAGACGCAGCCACTTCTGAATGACGTACGCCGTATCGGCGGTAGCCTTTTCGGTCCGCCTACGGCTGTAGTGACGAAGGGCGATGACGACAGCAGGGTGGCCCAAAAGGGCTTCGCCCATCTTTCGAGCGTTTTCTCGGGATGCCGGTGAGAAGCCGCCAGAGTAGACGGCCTCAATCAGCTGGTAGTCCCGGACGTAATGTTCCACGAACGACCGCTGCTTGCCGGTCAGGCTATCGATAACCGCCTGTTCGCCACCCGAAGCGAGTAGCTTCTCCACCTTACGGCGCAGGTTCTCGTTCTGGGAGGGATCGTTCTTGTGAGTGGTCATTCGTTATTTCCGCTTGACGCTTCGGTTCTTGGAAGGTGACGTGACTGCGAGGTTGCTGTGACTGTTGTTGGCCGTGTTCCGATCCTTGTGGTGGACATCCTTGCCGTCGCCCTTTCGGACCAATCCTGCTTTCATCATCTTCCGGCGGGCAGCATTACGCTGGGCACGCCGCTTGATTTGTTCGGGTTTGGAGCTGTATCGCTTTTGCGTGGCAGCCCGGGCCTTAGTATTTTTCTGCGTGTTAGGACCGATAGCCATCTTCTTCCCCATACCTCATACACATATTATACCATTTTCACGCGCCAAAGTCAAGCAAAATCGTACAAAGAGGTGAATTTTCTTCGCACAGGCGCGCTTAGCACCGCACCGCTGCTTCGCAGCAGCAGGAGCAACACCTCGTAAATTTGAACACGTAAAGAATGTGCTTGACATTTTCCTCTAAATAGTATATACTATACTCTATATAGAGTATCTAGATAAGAGTATCTTATATAGAGATTATAGGTAGAGGTTGTAGTAGGAGTATGTGGTAGGAGTATAAACCTCTAGAGTATATGCTCTGAGCTTATGCTCTTAGCAGGAGGCCCGCGACTGGTTTTTCTGACGTCCAGCTACTGCTGCCAGTAACATGGAAAGGGTTGCCCAGATGTTGCCCCGGACGTTTTTTCAAAATTTTATCTGGCGTAAGAGGTGAATAGATTAGGCCCAGACCACGTCCAGACTTCATGCCCCCTCCCCCTCCCCGGCACCTTCATGCAAGGACTGTGCCAGCCGAGTGACCCCGAGGCACTTGCAAGGATCATGCCAAGGAGTACGTCCAGACAATGTGTAAGAGATACCGACAGGCTAACCCATGCGACGTAAGTCGCTGTATTGCCAGACAAATCTGGCTTGAGTTCAATCGAGAATATGCGGGACGTAAGGGTGGAACGTCGGTACGCTTTACACGGCGGGGAGTAGGCTAAGACGTTGATATCGAAGGGAAGTTAGGACGTGTTGCATAAATGTCACGCTAGACACTGTCGGACGTGCTTACACATGAGCCTTATTGCGAATGGTTCTTAGCGCACTGGTAGCACGGCAAGGCAACGGCAAGGGGGCAAACCGGGTGCATACGCCAAGCCCTTTAGTCCACTCATTTCGGAGAGCAAATGGTGAGGGAAATCAACTAGTTGAGAGAGTACAGGGTGCCCGCGAAAGGGGTTGAAAATGGGGTGATTTTGGACAGCTCCAGACGCCGTGTTGCGTCTGATCGACGCATGTTCCGAAGACTTGGCACAGGACGTGCAAAGGATGCGGCGACGGTGCGGCTTTGAGCCGGTCACCGGACAGCGCGGACGCTATGCCGTCCCTCCGAACCGACCTAAGAGGCGTGAACGCCACGGACGGTCTAAGCGATGCGAGGGGTAGCGGTGACGACAGGGGTTGCGCCCTGTGCAGCGATAGGAGCGAAAGGCTCACGCGATCTACGGGCAAGGCTAGGGTATGCCTCTAGCTGTACACACTTGCGGATGAAAGAGCCGCTAGGTGCCGGATGCTAGACCCCTGATTGCAGCGATAGCTGACTATACGGGGACGGGAGCCTAGGGCTTGCCTTGTGCTTGTCTAACCCTAGTTGCTGCCCGATTAGATGCCTCTAGCTTCAAGCCGAATATGACGATGAGCCTTAGACGCCAATAGGCGCGGTGCCGGAAACATACGTGCGATGTCTGTTTGACCACATGGAAACATGCCGGGTTGTGTTGTAGCCGGGGTGATGAGGCATCGGACTGACTAGGCGCATATGCATCACGTCTAACGTGTTGCTTGTAAGTCGCCTCGCTAGTCTCAAGCATATGCGGATCGCCTGTCTTTTGTGTGTTTGAGCCTAGCGATGTTGCTAGGGGATAACCGTAAAGGACAACCCAAATGGCTACCAAAATCATCAAGGGTCTCAAGGCCATCGACGCAGCTACCGTCAAGTTTACCACGAATGCGGCCAAGCTGAACGATCAGGCGCACAGCCTCGCCCTTTCCATCCTCAAGCACGCTGCCCCTGTCGATGCGGGTGGCTTCGGTCATGGCGACTGCACTCGTGCCCTCATGTTGGTGAAGGCTATGCCCGCATCCATGCGTCGGACCATGCTCATTCAATGGTTCGCGAAGTATTCACCTATCGCGGTGAAGCTGTCCGATCAGGGCGATAACGTCGGCTATACCGCCAGCTATGGCAAACTGACTACCGACGCTGCCAAGCTGTCCAAATGGGATATCGCTGGTGCGGATGCTGAGCCGTTTTGGAAGCTTGCCGAAGGTACTCCCGAGGAAAAGGTCTATGACCTGAAGACGCTGCTCAAGATGCTGGAAGGGCTGGCCAAGCGTATCGACGCTATTGCGGACAAGGACGGTATCGAACCGACTGTCGCGGCTCACGCCAAGCGCATTGCTGGTGAAGTGCGTACCATCAACTAAGGTGACGCGCACAAGCCGCGCACAAGCGGTGAGTGTGAAGGGGTGTCGCGCGCATAATCGTGCGCGGCACTTCTAAGCCTTTGACTTACCGAGGGTTTAGATGTGTCAACCCCTAATATGAAACAAGGGAGACGATCAGGTGTCACACAAGTGGAGCAATCCGTCTAGCCATGGGCTGGACCAGCGCCGGGCAGGTGCAAAGGGCAAGGTGCGTCATGTGCCTCTCACCCCTGAACTGCGTGAGCAGTACGAAACGAAAGGGAACACCAATGGCAATCGCCGTTAGCTCGCACGTGTGCGCAATCACGTCTGTCATCATGTCTCTGCCGCTTATGCCGGAGGATGTGACGTGGCGCGATGGTGAAGTAGCTGCCGTTACGTGGCCCGCTGCCGCGTTCAATGGCCCTCACTGTGAAATCTATATCGAGACGGGAGAAATCTTGTGGCACCATCACGGGATTATGTACGGGTTCGCGGGGACCATCGTGGACTTGAGGCCGGAGGCTCTCCCCTTCCCGTAGTAACACGTCTATCATCCCCTTCTTACGTCCCTCTAGTTGATGTGCTGTGGCGCACGTCGAAAGGTATTTGGCTATGATCTATCTTCTCTTTGTGTTGCTCGCTGCTTGGGCTGTCTGTGGCCTTGTCGAGTTCTGGCTTCACGAACGTTCGTGGCGCAGCATGGTCCCGTGGTATCGGCCCCCGTCTCCGCTTGATGCGTTGAGGCAGGGAATCGGCTACATGTTGTGGGGTCCGGTCATTTTGTGGGCTGGCTACTACGAGCGTAAGGTCAACAAACTGTGAACGCGGGCCATTTGCTGTTCGTATACGGTACGCTCAAGCGTGGCTACCATGCCAACCTCATGCTCGACGGGGCAACCTTCATCGGTCCTGACAAGATCGGTGGCAAGCTGTACAGTCTTGGCGGTTTCCCCGGAGTAAGGGATGCTACGGCCAATCCGTTCTCGTCTGTGTTTCAGGTACATGGCGAAGTGTATCGCCTGCCTGATGACGATGCCTGCCCTCTGATGGTGCGGGCACTCGACCGTTACGAGGGCTATCCCGACCTGTATTCCCGCAAGCAGGTGGTCACGTGGGGTGGCCACAAGGTGTGGGTATATGAGTTCAACCTCGAGCCACCTAACGGGTCGCTCATCGAAGAAGGAGTGTGGAAACCATGAACGTGCATTACGTCGTCGCTGGCGGGAAAATCCGCCGCATCAACTCAGGCGAAGCTCGGGCAATCGGCCTGACTGTCGGCAACAACACGGCGGCTCCGCCTCGCACCCGTGAGGGCCAGACCTATCCGGGTGGTCGTCATCGTCGGCGTGCCCTCGCACGTCTGGCTGCTCGCAAGGCTGGCTATCAGCGCGATCTGGACTATCGCAAGCAGGTCAGCCCCGCTACGGTTCTCGGCTTGCACGAGCCGGGTTCGATGCGGGGATGATCGCCGCTCTGATCCGCGTGTGGCGGGACGCATGTGCATCCGTCGTGCGTCAGCCACTTTCGCCTGTAGTTGAGGCTGTGTGTGACAGCCCTAGCTACGTGCTGGCTCAAATGGTGTGTGCTGAGATACTTGGAGCCGAAGAGTTCAAGTGGCAGAGCGATAAAGACCCTCCCAAGTCTTTCTACATGCGTACCAAGAAGGGCAGTGAAAAGACATCGGGCCACGAAGCCTCGGTTGCTGTCGAGTTCGTCATGGGCGACAGCCCTGAGTACCGTCGGTATGGTAAGGCGTGTGAAGAAGCTGCGCATACGTTCCGGTTCAAGACGGAGCGTATCGAGTTGGTAAAGTACGTGCCATACTGGTCGGTGTACGACAAGGCATACATTCGTGATTATGTGTACTCGCGAGTGCCTGATCCGTATATTCGTTGGAAGGATGTCAAGCCGTTCGGCAACGACTTCAACGAGCGTGAACGGAAAATGATCGAAGCTGCCATCGCCAAGGCGGAAGCTCAGCAACTCGAACGCGACAAGGATAAGCAGATCGGCGAGCGTCAACACCGCGCCGCCGATGCACTGGCTAAGTGGTGCGGGATAAAGGCGTAACACGTATACGTCTGTCATCAGCAAGGAGAATGAATATGTCGGCAAACAAAGCGGACTACCCGGAGCGTCCGGTCGGTGGGCGTCGGCCCAAGCGTCCCGGCGAGAACCGGAAGAAGTCCAGCTCGGAACATATCAGCGGTCGGCGCAAGCCCTTCTTCGTGAAGGCTGTGGCTGAAAGCGCCGTCAAGCAGCAGCGTGAGAGCTATGACAAGCTCGACCTCGCGTCGTGCATCATTGGGCACACTACTCCGATGATGTCTCGGTTCCTTGCGCAGCATCGTCACAACCGCGTTCCGCTCCACCAGTGGGGCAAGAAGGGGCGCACCATCGAGGTGTAATTTCAACCGTCGTTTTGTAGAAAGGAACTATCGATATGACTACTCCCAAGACTGCGAAAGCAAAGGCGAGCAAGCCCGTCGCCACAAAGAAACCGCGTGCAGCCAAGGCTGTCGTACCTCCGGTGCCGCTGTCGCCGCTGTTCCGTGACCTGCCATCTTTCTTCGTGATCGATGGTGCCATGTTCGCAAAGCAGACCCCGGTGCAACAGACCGAACTGATCGCTTCGGCTGTGGGTAAGAACGTTCGGTTCGTTCCGTCGTTTGCTACTCTTCGCGACAAGAACTCGCTGCGCGACCGACTGCTCAATGGCACGGATGTCACCCTCGAAATCGAGTTCAATGAGCTGGACATTTCGGCAGATGAACAGGCCACGCTGGCCAAGGTGCGGCCAATTCTCGACCGACTGATGGGCACCCTCAAGAACAGTTACCAATGGAAGACGCCTTACACTGGTAATGAGGTGGCCTTCCGAGTAGGCGGAGAGGAAATTCGTCACAACGGATATTCGGTCAGCAAGGCGTTCGCCGAAAAGTTGTGGAAACGAGCTTCAAAATACTGGGCGCAGTGTGATCTCTATCCTACGGATCGGGTCCGAGACCCGAAGCCGGGTCATGAACCAATCGGAGGTGGATACGGCTATCAAGTTGTCGGCGTGACAAAAACCGGTGTCCTCATCGGTTGTCAGTCAATCAGCCGTGCCAAGGTCGAGTTCATCGCTCGTCACTATGGCTGGGAGCCTAACGTTCCCGAATAAACGGAGACTGCTATGAAGCAGACGAATATACGGCTGCGGGATATCCGCCTGCGCAAACCCGCGCCGGTGGTACTTGGCATTGCCGAGAACCTGTTGCGCGATAAGCGCGACGCCGCGCGGGAGAGCCAGAACGTCACTAACTGTGCTGTCGTGGGCATCGAGAAGGTGGACGTTCAGCTTGATCGCGTCTGTCATGCGTGTCTTTCGAGTATGCTGGTGCATCCGGACGACCGCGACCGCAAGTACGAGAGCCGGTGGAATGCCAAGGCCAACCCTTGGGGCGGAGGGTACGAATACTACAACGATCAGACTAAGGAATGGCAGCAACAGTTCGTGTATCTGACCCCTCCTAAGATCAAGCGTCGTAACTATCCGTACCGCTATCTCGTGGGTTGGTCCAACCACCAGCTCAAGCCCCAGTACGCGGAGTGGGACGAGTGTGCCCCGTTCCGTGGTGAGCGTCTTCGTGCCTGCCAGATGTACTACGACTGGCTTCGCAACCATTCGCATTTCTCCCGGTTCTTTGTTGGGCCGCGCGACGTGCGAACGCTTAGCAGGTACGGGTACATCCTCGATCTGGACGCACCTTCGTTCGTGATCCACACCATCGCAGTTGCTTGGCGTATGCCGGGTGAGTCTGTCGAGCTGGTCGAGGAGTGGTATCATCTCGTCCAGCGCGGTGTCGATCCGAACCTTGCCTTCGGTGTGGTGCAGAAGGTCATCGGCTTCCACAAGGGAGACGACGGCCAACTATTCACCTACGGGGCACGTGGGCACGTGTTCTGTGACGTGGCATCCACGACAACCATCGCTCGGTTCGCGGAAGGGGTGGCTAAGTACGAGCCGCCTTGCAGCAAGGACTGCCACGATTACATGAAGCTGCCTGCCCGCTACACGTACAGCACGTCTAACCTTGTAGCGTGGGAAGCCGTCTATGGGAACAGCCAAAACGGATGGCTCAAGCAGGTCCAGAAGGAACGTCCCGAGCTTCTTGTCGAGAAGGAAGTTCCCCAGCTGTGGGGCAACCCGATCAAGAAGACGGACGTAGCAGCCGGTGCGTTCCAACGGTCGTATGATCCGGGCTTTGTGTGGTTGCTCGGCAAGGTGGGCGAAGCCTGCCGAGAATGGAGGAGATAACGCCGATGGTGAAGAAGATCGTCAACCTCGTGCCGCTTGGCCTTGTGCTGGCGGTCTTGGTGTGGTTTCTGTTTATCGAATGCGCCCCTTGGCGCTAACAAAGGAGACGTTCTATGCCGCAACGTAACAAGAAGGAACGGGCAGAGATGCTCGCCCAGCGGCGGGTACATCAGCGTATGCGGGTGGCCACGGTCAATCGCATTAAGCCCACCAAGAACAACAACCCGGAGTATCGAAAATGAGCAGCCTGCTGCGGCGCATCGAGAAGCGCATCATGAAGAAGGCGGGGATGAAAAAGATCACCGCTACGGTTCCGGCATCGCGCATGGCCGGGGGTATCGAGGTGCCCTACGAGAAGAAGGTGACGCTGGTGTACGATGCCGATGAGGACTTCGGTTCCAAGTGGCCTCGTGCGATCCCTCGCAAGTATGTGGCTCCATGTAGGCAGCCCATCGGCGCACAGAAGCTCCGGCCTCCTCGTGGCAACCGTCGCAAGACCAAGCTCGGGAAGAACCATCACCAGTTCCAGACCCAAGCCGACATGGCTGCCATCCGGAAGCTGTGTTCGGTAGGTATCTCGCTGACGGATTAATACGTCTGTCATCCCTCCGCGTGTACGATTTTGCTTGACATTTTCGAAATACGTGGTATAATATACTTGTAGTAGCAGTGGTTAAAAGTATACCCCAGTAAGCAATACCGCTTGCTGGGTTTTCGCATATGTGGAGACTATCGAATGGCTAAGCATATTGTCGCGTACGTCCTTGACGGAGCAGGCAGCGAAGACGTGAAGGTGTGGGTACGCAACTTCGTCGGAGCCGAGCTTGCAACCGCTATCGAGGATGCGAACCTGATCGTCTTCACCGGCGGTGCGGACGTGAACCCAACCATCTACGGCGAAACCAACGTGGCTTCGGGTGTCGATCTGGTGCGTGATGCAACGGAAACGGACATCTTCGACTACGCTATCTCGGCGGGTATCCCGATGCTCGGCATTTGCCGGGGCAGCCAGTTCCTGCACGCCATGAAGGATGGCAAGCTGTGGCAGCATATCGAGGGACACGCTGGTGTCTTCCACGATCTGCGTGACCGCGATGACGGGACGATTATTCCGAACACCTGTTCGACGCATCACCAGATGGTGCGGATGGAATGGACCAACGGCAAGTCGGCTGCGACCAACGGCTTCGAACTGATGGCCGAGCCTCGCGAACCTATCTCGCCCGTGTTCGTCTGTGCTGACGGTCCCATCTATTCGACGGCGGAGAAGCCCATCACCGAGGTCGAGGGCTACCGCTATCGCAAGGACAACATCATCGGTATTCAGGGCCATCCTGAGTGGGGTGGTGACGAGTTCAGCGTGTGGGCTGCCCAGAAAGTGATCGACTTCCTTGCCGAGCCTCGCATGGGCATCGAGCGGGAAGGTCTGATCGTTCCCGAGGTCATCAAGCAAGGGGCAGCGCGTATCGGCGCTGGTTGCTGCTGATATGAGCCACTACAAAAACTTCCTGTGTGTTATCGTTCATCGAGGCGGTGACATAGACCTTCGAGGTCCGGTCGATACGTATAATGAGACGGATCGTCGAGCAAGGAAGATCAGAAACTCTGGTACACTCCGTCACGGAAGCAGGGTGCTTGTGCGGAGTATCGGTTAACACACAGGAGAAGTCTATGTGCGGTCATGTAGGAATGTTTGGCAAGAAGATTGCCGGTGCAACCGACGAGAGTAAGATCGAGGAAGGTCTTTTCATCTGTGCTCTTCGCGGCATGGACAGTGTCGGTGTTGGCGTCGTTCCCGCCGATCTCGAAGAGGCGGCATACGTCTCGAAGCGTGTGGGCAGTCCGCCCTTTTACTTCAAGCTACCGGACAAGGGCGCCCAATGCGTGATCGGGCATGTGCGGTCGGCGACCATCGGGCACGTCAATCGTGAGACGGCTCATCCGTTCATCTTCGACAACATCATCGGCGCTCACAACGGTACGCTTCGAGGCGACTGGCGGGAGCAACTCCAGTGGGGTACGAACGAGGTGTTCGCATCCGACAGTCAGGCGGTGTTCTATAACTTCGCCTACTACGGGGTGCAGGAGACCATCAGCCGCATCTACGGGGCGTGGTGCTTCGTCTGGTGGGACGACGATGAGCAGACGCTCAACATGCTGCGCAACGACGAGCGCCCGATGTGGCTGGCTCGTGGCAAGGACGGCAACCTGTACTGGGCATCCGAGTATTGGATGATCCAAGGCATGGTGCGTGCGGGAGAAAAGGATCGAACGAAGTTCGAGAAGTGGGACGATGGTCGCTTCTTCACCAAGCTCCCGACCAACGTCTGGCGCAAGTGGCAGCTCGACGAGGAAGGCACGGTGGTGCAACTCGAAGACATCCCTTTAGAGGGAAAGCCGGAACCCGTCAAGGAGATCACGGTCCAGTTCGACGGTTTCACGGGGGAGCGTATCCTGAAGGAGATGATCGAAGACCTCGGGATCGATACGAACAACTTTGGGAAGAATGGTACGACGAACACGGCCAACGACGATGGTGAGTTCTACTACGTCAAGTGGGACATCAAGGACCAGAAGTGGGCCATGTGCGGTCAGAACGACAGCGGCGCGATGAGGGTACCCAACCTCGGCTCGATCCTCAAGTCGAAAGAGGAGGAGAAGAAGCAGGGAAACGGCATCAAGTGGAACGACAAGTCGGGAAAGCTGTGGCGAAACGTGGCAGGCGTGGCTTACGTATGCGCTCCGGGCAGCCACGAGATCAAGTTCCGCGAGCTGCTGGAATACCGTACGGACGGTTCGTGCCATTCCTGCGGAACCTTCTTCACCGATCCTCGTGAGATCGGGCATCTGGCTAAGGACTATTCCTTCGCTGTGTGTACGAACTGCTGCAAGGACTGGTTCGATAACGACTGGCAACAGGCGATGGACAAGCAAACTGCTGTGTCTGACAACGACGACATTCCGTGGTCGGAACTCGGCATCCCCGGTGTCCCTCCTATGGAGGCCAACTCGGCGCTGTTCCTCGATGTTCAGGCGCTCGAACTTCCGCTGGACGATCCGATCCCCGATCTTGGGGCTGCGGTCCTTCGTGCCCCGGATACGATCAATGTGTCCCCACCACCGTTGGTGATCCCAAAAGGGCAGAAATGTTCAAAGCTGGTCACGACCCGGCCCAATCGTCCGAACGACGGTAAGTGGAACTGGTTTGACGGTCCCCGTTAACACGAAAGGAGAAGCAGACTATGACGATCAATCTCACTCTCGGGTGTGATCCCGAAGTGTTTGTCCGTGATCGTGAGACCAAGATGCCGGTATCAGCGTACGGTCTTGTCCCGGGCACCAAGGCCGAGCCTCACGCCGTCAACGACGGTGCGGTTCAGGTCGATGGTATGGCGCTGGAGTTCAACACGGCTCCGGCTGCAACGGCTGCCGAGTTCAGCTACAATATCACGTCTGTTCTAGCCCAGATGGAAGCTATGCTTCCGAGCAGTCTGGAGTTCGACATTCGTGGTTCGGTGGTGTTCGACGAGGTGACGCTGGCGATCATGCCGGATGAGGCAAAGGAACTGGGGTGCGACCCCGACTTCAACGCCTATACGATGGAAGCCAACCCGCGTCCCGAGCCACCTATCCCCGGCCTGCGAACGGCTGCTGGTCACATCCACTTCGGACTGGGTACGTTCCCCAACTTCCGGGAAGAAGCTCACTTCGAGCAGATGGCCAAGCTGGTGCGTATGCTCGACCGATATCTCGGTTGTGCGTCTGTCATCATGGACCCCGACCCCACCCGCCGCGTTCTGTACGGCGCAGCCGGTGCGTTCCGCGTCAAGCCGTATGGCTGTGAATATCGTGTACCGTCGAACGCATGGATCAAGTCCGAGCGTCGGCGCTTCGTGATGTACACGCTTTCGCACAAGGCAGTCGAGCAGCTCGTGACCAACGATGCCACGCACGATGTCGTGGACGCAGACGTGATCGATGCCATCAATCGTTCGGACGTGGACGAGTGCAAGTCGATCCTGCGCTTTATGATGGGAGATTGATGTATGGCGAAACATCCTTACGGTATCTTCGAGGACATGGATCAGGCACTCCAGCACATTCGCTATCGCATGGTCATCTACAATGGTCATGCGTACAACGTCACGTCCATCCACATGCCTATTCCCGACGATGAGAACGCCGCTGCTCGTGTCATTATGAACGACAAGCTCGGTATGCGTCAGGAGGTGGACATCGACGATCCGGGGTTCAATCACTTCCGGTTCGATCCGATGGGGTGGATCAACCACAGCGATGGTGCAGTTCTGGCCGACATTCGACCTATTCGGCAGACCCGGCGTGGCTACGGTGACGAGAATGTCGTCATGTGGGAGCTTAGCCAGTTCGGTGAAGGGCTGGATCGACACCAGAACCTGACGGTATCCGATCTGCTGTATGACGAAGGTTTCAGCGAGATGCTGGCAGGGGATTATCCGACTATCCCGGATACAGCTGCAATACTACTCGGTCAACCGAAGGTAGCGATTGCGGTAAGCCGAGAGTATTTGCTGGAGGCCAGTGAAGACGGCTACCTGTGGCTGTGGAGGAAGGACTACCGGGTCGGTTTGTTCTCCGATCCTCACGCGGTCCAGCTCGGACGCCGGTTCAAGTACCTCAAGGAAGAGATCGAAGAAAACCCGATCTTCCGTGACCAAGGAGTAGTGGTGCGATGAGCGAAGCGATTTTCAAACGTATGGAAGCGGCCAAGGTCGTCAAGGAAGGTACTCGTGACTATCGGATCAAGATGTTTCTGGGCAAGGCGATCAGGCTCAAGCCTGTGTACGGAGACGTAGGGTTGGAACTCGAAATCGAGGGTGACGACCTGCCCGGTCCCGATCACGTACGGGCTGGTGACATTCCGGTGGACACGGGTTTCCCGCTGCTGACCGAGCAAACCGCTCGGCATTGGGTTGCGACCAAGGACGGCTCGCTTCGCGGCGACAACTTCGAGTATATCACCTCCGGACCTATCAAGGTTGCCGAGGTGGAACCGATGCTCGTCGGCCTGTGGGAGCAATTCGAGAAGGCAGGCAGCAAACTGCAACTGTCCAATCGGTGTTCGACGCACGTTCATCTGAACTTCTCTATGTTCAGTCCGAAGCCGATCACCAGCATGATCGCTCTGTGGTCGATGGTCGAGGAGGTCGCTACCAACTGGTGTGGCGATCAGCGGGTGTCCAACCCGTTCTGTCTTCGTGTGAAGGACAGCCTCGCAACCGTAGAGCAGTGGACGGAGCATCTTGAAGGACGTGCTCCTGAATGGGGTCAAGGTCTCAAGTACAACTCCATGAACCTCAAGCCGCTGTGGGATCGCGGGTCCATCGAGTTCCGCTGCCTTCGCGGGGCGGAAAACCCGGACATGGTGATCCAGTGGGTCAAGTTCCTGTGGGCACTTCGGACGGAGGCGCATACGACCTACGGCAACCCAATGAAACTGGCCTCGGACGTGTCGGCTATGAGCGCCTATGGTGTCATCGACCGGATCATTCGGGATCACGATCTGCTGGGACTGTGGACGGAGATGCTGGCCATTCCGGACAACGAAGATGTACCTGACAAAGTTCGTAAGGGCTTCTTGCTGGTGCAGCCGCTTCTCTTCGGAACCAACTGGGACATCGTTCCGGAACGGGAAGAAGCTGGTGAAGTTGTCGAGACGGAGCTTCTCAAGGCCGAGCGCGATGCTCGGGCTGCCAACTGGGCGCTTGCACAGGAGCGGTTGAAGAACCCGTTTGCTGACGAAGACGAAGAGGAAGATATCGATCCTATTGATCGTGAGTTCGAGCCAGAAGAAGCGCCCCGTCGTCGTGCCCGCGCTGTTGCTGGTATGCAACCTGAACCTATCCCGTTGCACGATCCTCAGTGGAATTTCGAGCAGGGTCGTTTCGAGGATGCACGTGTAATGCCACCGATCCCAGTGGAAAACCCGGCAGTTGCAGCCGCATTGGCCGAACTAGCTGGTGGTGGTTTTGGTGAAGTCGAGGACGAAGGAGAAAACTAATGGCTAATCGTATTTACGTGTATCCGTGGGATCAGCTTTCGGAAGGTGCGACTGCTGTTGCGGCAGCACTGGACTGTCAGAAAATCCTGCGCAACGGAAGCCGATACGCCCCACAGGATGGTGATGTTCTCATCAACTGGGGCGCAGGAGACTTCCTCAACTGGTACGGTCCTCGCAGCCGTGACACCGTGATTACGCTCAACCCGGAAACGCGGGCAGCTACGGACAAGCGTGAGTTCTTCAAGCGGACGGCTCGTAGCCCGAACGTCCCGAACTTTATCGCGGTCAAGCGCGGAGAAGATCGCGTCGAGGCAGCGGCCTCTGCGGAAGCACAGGGTCGTCTCACGTTCCCGATCTTGTGTCGGACCAAGGTGAAGGGCAAGGACGGTGAAGGTATCGTCGTTGCTGAAAACAACGCACAGCTGGTGGACGCCCCTCTGTACGTCTCGCTTGAAGCGAAGACGGCGGAGTACCGTATCCACATGGGCCGCGATCCGGACGGTACGTCTGTCATCATCGGAGTTCAGCAGAAGTTCTTGCCGAAGGGACTGCCGAAGGATGACATCCGCATCCGCACCAACGCCAACGGCTGCTATTTCGTGTGGACTGTGGACGGTGAGCCGGTGAAGCTTCCCGATGCGGTCGAGAAGGCTGTGCGGGACGTGTGGACGTACTTCCCCGAGTTCCACTTCGCAGGTCTGGACGTGATCTACGACGCTAACCGGCAGAAGGCGTTCGTCATCGAGATGAACACGGCTCCGGAGATGACCGAACGGTCGGCGGAACTGTATGCCGAATTCTTCAATCGGTATCGGGAAGAGCAGAAGGAGGAACCAATGAAACCACTGGTAGATGTTCTGGAACAGGTTCACGATCACGCGGGTCAGGCAGACCCGGTTGTGGCCGAATTCAAGGCGATGGGTGCTCCGATCTATATGTACGGCGACATCCACGTCGAAGCCAATGGCATCTTCGCAGAAGGTTATGTCGAAAGCGATAAGGATTACGTCCTTGCCAACATCGATATCGCTGTCAAGTTCTTGGAGTTGGCGGGTGTCCCGCGTCGGCCTTTCCAGTGAGGACATCGCCCATCGTAACGAACAATACAGGAGAATGATGATGGGACACAAGCAGCAGTTCTATCTCGCCATCAAGCGCAATGGTCAGTGGGAGCAGTCGCTCCAAAGCCCGAACACCGCCTATCTGCGGGAGACCGCCGAAAACTGGCGTCGGCTGGAGAGCATCGACGACTTCGAGATTAACGCCTTTCCGAAGGGGGTCAAGGTATGACCTATTCCCTCCGGCGTCTCTCGGACGGGGTTGGTGACAGCGGCCCCATGTCTATGATCGCACGCTCGGCAGCACCGGGCGAGGAGATCGAACGGTTGCACGGGGAGGCCCCTCGCGTCGGCTGGAACGTGACCGTCGGCGGCTTCCGCGCTCGCTCATATCAGTGGCAGGACTACTGGATGACGACCCCGGTGACGGAAATCGTGTCCGACGAGCTGGTGCAGTCCGCATACGATCACGACAACCCGGATTTCAAGCCTGATCTGGTGCGGGTCGTCGTCTTCAAGACCCGCTCAGGGTCCACATACGAATGGAAGGAGTTCTAAGATGCCCGAGAAGCAAGTCAAAGTCGGCGGCTTTAAGCTGGACATATCCGACATCATCGACGGCATGTCCTTTGAAGAGGGTGTAGGCCGTCTCCGCGACCGCCTAGTTGCAGAAGAGAAGAACGGGGTATCGAAGTTTCGCTTCGACCTCGATTACAACTTCGGCTATAGCGAGGGTTCGGAGCTGCTGATTATCGGCGACCGTCTGGAAACGGACAAGGAAGCTGAAACCCGCGAGGCACAGGCCGCACAACAGCGAGCGTATGCGGAAGAGCAGGATCGTCGTGACTATGAGCGTCTCCAGAAGAAGTTCGGGTGATGGGCGGTGGGACATGGGTTGCGTCCGATCCGCACTTTAGCCACGCGAACATCCTAAAGTTCGAGCGGTCGCCCGGTGTCCCGCTGCGCGACTTCAAGGACGTGACGGAGATGAACGAAACCATGATCGACAACTGGAACCGAACCGTCAAGGACGGTGACCGGGTTTACCTGCTGGGCGACGTGGCGTTCCATCCCAAGGTGTTCGAGCAGATCATCCCGCGCCTCAAGGGCCGCATCGTGCTGGTCCCCGGCAACCACGAGCCGCCGAAGATGCGGAAGTATTTCCACCTGTTCGACGACGTTCGGGGCTATGTGGTGAAGAAGGGCGTCATCATGTCGCACATTCCGATCCACCCCGGCAGCTTGAGCAGATGGAAAATTAACATCCACGGGCATCTGCACGCCAACAACGTGCTGACCGAAGCTCCTTTTCGGGATAGCTGCGGCAACATCATGTCCGGCTTCGAGCCAATCGAAGTGCCCGACCCTCGCTATGTCAACGTCTCGATGGAACAGATCGACTTCACCCCGAAGTCGCTCAGCAAGATCATCGAAGAAAATGGAGGCCCGTGGTAACATGGACAAAATGTACGAGATCGACAGCGATTTCCGGGTGGGCCGTCCGCTGCCCGTATTCCCGGAGGAAGTTGTCAAGAACGAGCCGATGTTCTTCTCGGCCCAGCCATCGTTCGCGCTGGCCGCAGGAGGGCCGATCACCAAGGCGTTCTTGGAAGCCGCCCTGTTCGACGACGGTCTGGCAACGGACTGCGTGACCCGCTACGACCGGAACTTCTGCTTCGACAGCCGCGTCCACATGCTTATGCCGGGATGGTTCCCTTGCATCCCCGGCTGGCATCACGACGACGTGCCTCGCTCCCGTGGGGACGGCCAGCCGAACTACGAGAACCCCGAGTACCGCTCCAAGCACATCCTTGCCCTCGTCAACGGCAACATCTGTCCGACCGAGTTCGCAGTGGGCAAGGCGGCATATCCACACGTCGATGGTGTGGTGTACAAGGCGTGGCACGAGTTGGTCGAACAGGACATTGCCGACGACGTGATGAAGCGGGTGAAGGTGCCAACCAACTTTCTCGTCCACTTCAACGACCGCTCGTTCCATCAAGGAACCCGTGCCGTGGGCCGGGGCTTCCGCTGGTTCGGTCGGCTGTCCTACGACGCCGGGTATGACCAAGGGCGTCCGCATCACAACGAAATCAGGCGTCAGGTCAACGTGTATCTCGACATGCCAATGGAAGGATGGTAAGACGTTTCAGCGTTTCAACAGCTTGACCCGGTTCAGCCATGACTGGACCATCACCGATGGGCCGAAAATCAGGCACGAAAAGGCTTGACAAACTGACAAAAGGGTGGTATAATACCCTTGTAAGCTATGGAGGTTGATCTATTGCGTTGCCATATTTGCGATGCCGCCCTTGGCGAAGATGAAATCAAGTTCAACAGGGAACACAAGGACTATGATCCGTGTGGCCGCTGTCTGGAGGTGATCCGAAACGTCTTCGGTGAGGAAGAGGACGACCAGTACGTTCTGCTGGACGATCTGGACGATGACGTAATTACAACTCAACCGGGAGAAGATGATGGCTGATGCACAACACCTCGCCTGTCCGTGCGGTAAGTCTTCTGATGCGTTTGCTGTGTACGACGATACAGGTTGGGGCCAGTGCTTCTCGGGGGCTTGCGACAAGCCTCGATGGTCCCCGAAGATGATGAGTGAGGCAGGGTACGACGCTGAGACTGCTGTTGCTTCGGCACCGGCATAGGGGCGCAGCGGGGGCGGCTCTCCCGAGAAACGAGCTTTGCGTGAAGCCGAAGGGAAACTAAAACCCCGGACGGTGCGCGACCGCAAGCTGACTAATGCCGCTCTTGCCAAGTACGGTGTGGAAGTCTTTGACGACCGTACGGTATGGCCGATCTACGATCCTGAAAACAAGCCTCACGCCAAGAAGACCCGGTTCTACCCAAAGAAGTTCTCTGTTGACGGAAGCCTCAAGGGGGCGGGCCTTTTCGGAAGGCACGTCTTTCCCGCTGGCTGCGCCAAGGCCATCACGGTCACAGAGGGGTACGAGGATGCTGTTGCAGCACACCTGATCGACAACTCCCGATATCCCTGTGTTTCCATCCACGGTTCGGCCTCCGCAGTAGGGGACATGAAGGCTGACTTCGAGTACCTGAACTCCTTCGAGACCATCGTTCTCGCGTTTGACAACGACGAGGCTGGCAAGAAGGCAGCAAAGGACGTTGCGGAGAAACTTCCCTTCGCAGCAGGCAAACTCAAGATCATGTCGATGTCTCGCTACAAGGATGCCTCTGCGTATCGTGAAGCGGGCGATGATGCGGCATGGATTTCCGAGTGGTGGAAAGCTGAACCTTACCGGCCTGATGGCCTCCTACTTGGCTCTGACTTGTGGGATGACATCATCAAGGAAGACAGCTACTTCTCGGTGGAGTACCCTCACTCCGGTCTGAATGAGAAGACTTACGGCCTCCGTACTTCCGAGGTTGTGCTGATCCGAGCCGATCCGAAGATCGGTAAGACCAGCTTCATCAAGAGTATCGAGCACAAACTACTGACCGACCCCACGGTAATCGAGAAGGGGTACGGCGTAGGGTTCATGCACTTTGAGGAGCCGAAGAAGCACACGGGACTTGGCCTTATCAGCATCCACAACGGGGTGCCCTATCACCTCCCGGATGTAGCCAAGCCCGAGGCTGAACTGCGTCAAGCCTATGACGAACTTTTGAACAACGGACGAGTGGTCATCTACGATCACTTCGGAAGCAACAACATCGAAGTGGTGTTGGCCAAGGTTCGGCACATGGCAGCGATGGGTTGTAAGTACATTGTGATCGATCACCTTTCGATCATCGTGTCGGATCAATCCGGAGACGAACGCAAGCAGCTTGATGAAATCTGTACCAAACTCAAGACCATGACGATGGAACTGGACCTGTGCGTGATTTGCGTGATCCACCAAAATCGGGCGGGTGAGGTACGAGGAACGATGGCAGCGGAGCAACTCGCCAATATCGTCATCAAGCTGGAACGGGACAAGATGGACCCGGACCCGTGGAGGGCAAACATTACCAAAGTCAGCATCACGGATAACAGGTTCTGTGGGCGATGCGGTACGGCTTGCTATCTCTTCTACGACGAGGCCACCTCTCGATTAACACAGCTGACACAAGAGCAAGCTGCGGTGTACGAGGCAGGTGGCACCGACAACGGGGAATTTTAAACGATGAAATACCTCACCTACGACGATAAGACGTGGGCCATTGACATCGAAACTGACGGCCTTAACCCCACTTTGGTGTGGGTTATGGTCGCCGGGAACATGATTACCAATGAGGAAGTCGTCCTTACCGACATGAAGGAAATGACGGACTGGCTCGAAGAGAAACGAGCAGACGGTCACAAGTTCGTGTTCCACAATGGACTGCACTTCGACGGACCTGTGTTGAACAAGATGGTCGGAAGCAAGCTGTCTCCGAGCAACATCATCGACACAATGGTTCTGTCCATGCTATATAACCCAAGTCTCGGGGGCGGTCACGGCCTTGAAGCGTGGGGCGAGCGAGCTAACATCCCGAAGCTCGAACATGACGATTGGTATGTGTTTTCCCCAGAGATGGTGGATCGATGCAAGGGTGACGTTAAGATCACGAAGTGGGTCTATGCCAACCTGTGTCTCCGGCTCCGGCGTATCGGCTTTGCCGAGAAGTCAATTGCATTGGAGCATATGGCTTGGGTTCTTGTGCGTAAGCAGAAGATCAACGGCTTCCACTTCGACTATCCTCGGGCAGCAACTCTTCGGTCTGATCTGATCGATATCGCTGACGAGCTGAACAAAGAGCTACAGGTGTTCTTTCCCCCTGAACTCGCCATGCTCAAGGAATACAGCAAGGCGTACAAGAAGGATGGAACGTTCACTAAGGACTATCTGAACCATCTGGAAGTCTTCGAGAAGCTCGTAATCGATGCCGAGACTGGCAAGTATCAGGCTTGGGGTTGGGTTCAGTTCGATCCGGGGTCCATCAAGCAACGTATCGACAAGCTGATGGCCCTTGGTTGGGTTCCGAGGGAGTACACTGAGCCTTCCAAGACACACCCCGAGGGGCAACCCCAGATGACCCGCAAGGGAAAGCTGGTGCCCTCTCTCGTGGAGTTCGTGGAGGCGCAGGAAGAAGACAACGGGGTCGTTACTCTTGTTAACTGGATGGAGGCAAATGGCCGGGCCACAATGATCCGGACGTGGATGGAACACTACAACGAACAGACGGAGTGCATCCACGGACAGCTTTGGCTGGCTAACACCCTTCGGTACAAGCACAGCGGTCCTAACACGGCCAACATTGTGGGGTTGAAGCTCGATGAAAATGAACATCCGCTCAAAGGTAAAGCTGGAGGCTGGGCTTATGAGTGTCGCGACCTATGGGATACTCGTGATCGTGGTACTCGTCGTATGGTGGGCGTTGATGCCAAAGGTATCCAGCTAAGGGTACTTGCGCACTACCTTAACGATGAGAACTTCACGGCAGCTATTCTTGAGGCGGACCCGCACGCAGCTAACGCTCGCATGATGGGACTGCCGGGTCGAGGCATCGCCAAGACCATTACCTACGCCATTGTGATGGGAGCCGGGGATCAGAAGATTGCTGATACTGCCCGTATCTCGCTGGCAGAGGCCAAGGAAAACAAGAAGAAGTTCTTCGACAAGGTGCCCGGACTGCGGAAGCTCATCAACCGCCTCAAAGCTGAACAGAAGAAGGATGGTCGGATAACGCTGTGCGATGGCGCACGTATCCTTTGCGAGAGCGACCATACCGTTATTCCGTATCTGCTGCAAGGTGACGAGAGCCGGATTATGAAGAAGGCGAAACTGATCGCTGATCGGATGATCCGGGAGCAGAAGCTGGACGTGCTGTGGGTCGGAGATATCCACGACGAGTGGCAGTGTGACGTGCTTACTGAGCATGTTGAGGCGTTCAAAGCAATCTGCGTGATCGCTTTCAAACAGGCTGGGGAGTATTTCAACTACAATCTGCCAATCGATTGCGATG